ACACCTCGTCGAGCATCTCCAGCTTGCGGGCGTTGCCCGAAGTGTCCGAGGCGAGCAGCGTCGAGCCGTGCGACGTGAGCGTGTCGTTCAGCTCGGCGACGCTGCCGTAGACATGCCGGAGAGTCGGAATGCGAGGCATCGCGGCTCAGTGGCTAGGCTGTCTTGATGAAGACGGCGAGGCCGTCTGCGGTGTTCTCGATGTCTGCGCCGCCGGCGGTGGCGGCAGTCTCGAATTTGCCGGGAACGGTCGTCGCCTGCGCGACGATCGTCTTCACGTAGACGGTGGTCCCCGCCGCGATGCCGGTAAGCACGCCCGCGGCCGACTTGTACAGGAGCTTGATGGGATCGGCGTCCTCCAGGGCACCGAACCCTGTCTCGATCGTCGGGTAGAAGACGTCCTCTGCCGCTCCGCCGGTGAAGTCGCCGTTGGCGACGATCAGGTTCGGCAGAATGACCGTCTGGACGTAGGCGTCGGAGACCTCTCCGGTGCCCTTGAGGAACACGGCGGTCCCGTCTGCGGTGTTCTCGATGACGGTGCCGGCCGTGTCGGTGATCTGGAATGAGTCGGCGTCGACCTTCTTCACGCGGAAGCGCGTTCCGGCGCGACCCGTGACCACTCCGGCGGCCGACTTGTACAGCAGCCAGAGGTAGTCCCCGGTGATGAGCCCGTGGGCGGTCAGGTTGAACTCGTCCTCGGGCGTGCCGCCGGTGAAGTCACCGGCGGCCACGACGAGGTCCGTTCCGGCCAGGTCATCGGCGAGGCCGATGAACCCTGACCGAGTCCGGTTGGTCCGAGGACCAGGAAGAGACGTTCGAACGGTCATGTCAGTCCTTCCTTTAGGAGTCGGCGCTGACGCTGGCGTAGGTGGAGACGCTGACCGCGGCGCTGTCCTGGATGGCCGAGTCAGTCCGCATCCATGCGTGGTATGCGGTCTGGCGGGTGGCGGTGTTGTTGTACGGGTCCACCACGACCTGGACGGCCCGCACCCGGCGGATGACGAAGCCCTGCCGGATGTCGCCGAAGGCGACGAGATCGCCTGCGGCCTGGTCGGTGTGGAGCGGACGGCCGAGCAGGAAGCCCGCCGGCGCGCCCGCGCCCGTCGAGTCGGCGTTCGGCTGGAACAGCGGCCGCCCGTTGTCATCGAGCGAGTTCCAGACCTTGGCAAGCGTCGTGTCCGACATGATCCAGCGGGTGTTCCCGGCCTGGCGGTACGCCTCGTTCACCTGGAAGTGGTGCTCGACGAGCGCCGCATACATCGTCGTGGCGGACATCGAGTCCGGGGTCTTCGCGAGGAGGCCGAAGGGCTCCGTCGTGCCGACGCCGTTGGCGTAGTACGCCGCGGCCTTGCGGCCGAGGCGCTCACCGAGCTTCTTGGCCACGAAGCCCTCGATGTCGAAGGCCGAGTCCTGGAGCAGTTCCCACGACACCTTCAGCGGGGCATTGCCCGTGCCGGTCGCCGCGATGCTGAACGCTCCGAGCTGGATCTCGCCGAAGACGAGGTCCGCACCGGCCGAACCCGGGGCCGAGCCTTCCGAGGCGACCACGGCGGAGTTCGCCGTGTCGTTATTCGTCGGGTACGGCAGCGGGCGGCCGTCGCTCGTCTCGAGGATGTCCGCATGCTGCTGGATGCCGCCGAACGCAGCCTGGGTTTCGACGATCTTGGAGCGGAAGTCCTCGGGGACGGTGTAGCCGCCCTGCGTGCCGTCGCCGGCAATCGACTGCGCGAACTGCTCCATGATCGTGGCGTTGCCGCGAATGTAGCTACCGAACGCTTCGCGGTAGTCGTCCGAGGCGTACAGGCCGGCCTCCGGGGCCTTCGGCACGCGGCCCAGCCGGAGGTTGTGCAGTTGCTCCATGCGCTCGGCACGGGCCTTCGTCTCGGCGTCGGCACGCTTGCGCCGCTGGAGCTCGGCGGCGAAGCCCTCGTAGCGGTCGAGCAGCTCGCCACGGAGATCACCTTTCGCCGCGGCGAAGACCTGGTCCATCGTGCCTTCGATCTGCTCGGTGCTGAGGTCACGCGCGAAGGCGGCCCACTCGTCCTTGCCGGACTTGGGCTGCTCGATTGGCTGGGCGCTGAACGTGGCCGCGTCCGGCGCGGCGGGCGGAACGACCGGAGGCGTCTGCTCCCCGGCTTCGGTGGCGGGCGTGGTCATGTCGTCGTTCTCCTTGCTGAACGCTGCTGCCATGGATGCTTCGAAGAAGGGATCGCGGACGGGACTGACATCGACCAGCCGCCCGATGTGGAAGATGGTTCGGACCCGCTCGCCGGTCTGCGGGTCCACGCTGAACCGGGAGCGGAAGTTCTCGATCCGGAACGATGAGCCCGTGACGTAGCCGCCGCGCACGAGCTCGAGGGCGTCGTTGGCCGCCGTGGTGTTCGGCAGGTCGCGCATCTCGTACTCGATGCCCTGGTCCGTCCGGTTCAGGCTCAGGGTCCCGTTGTCGAGCGTCGCGAGGAGCTTGTCCGGGTCGTGCTCGAAGGCGCCGATCACCCTGGAGGCATCGGCCTTCACGATCGCGGCAGGATCAACCTCGACCCACTCGCCGTTGCGCTTGTTGCGCTGGCCCGCGAGCTGCACCGCGCCCCGGATGTTGCGGCCCTCGGCGGTGACGGTGGCCCGGAATGCGATGTGCTCGGTCATGCGGCTGACTCCTGCGGAACGGGCCGGATCGGGACGACGCGCGCGGCGATCTCGGCCTTCTGGGTAGTGCTCAGGCCGGGCAGGTTCATCACCTTGCGAACCTCGTCGAGGGTGATGACGCCCGCCTCGTACTGCGCCAGCAGCAGCTCGATCTCCTGCTGCGGCGTGCCCTGCAGCAGGCCCTTGTAGTCGAACTCGCAGAACTGCTGGACGGGGCCTTCGGGCAGCCGGATGGACAGGCGCTCCTGGAAACGCGTCGACCAGCCGCGCAGGGTGTAGCGGGCGAGGCCGAGGTTCTGTTCGGCGACTCCCGTGCCCCAGCTGGTCTGCTTCTCCGTGTCGTTGAGCAGGTGCGGCGGCATCCCGAACAGGCGGCCCATCTCGCCGTTGATCTGCATCCGCGTCTCGTGCCACTGGTTCTCGACGTTGGTCGGCGTCCAGGGGTCGAGCTTGAGGCGGCGATTGACGAATGCGATGTCGCCCGCCCTGTCCTCGCCGAGGATGGCCGGGCGGAGGTTCTTGAGGATCTCCTCGCCCTCGGTCGGGTCGATGTCCTCGCCCTCGCCGGGTGTGACGAGCCCGGCCAGGCGGATGCCGCGGCTGAGCGTCTTGGCCGCGCTCTCGTCGCCCGACAGGGCGGCCGAGAAGATGTGGCGCGCGGCGTACAGCCACGGGTGGCCCTTCACCCCGTCGATCGACGGACCGGGGAGATACGTCACCTGCGTCGAGTCGACTTCCTTCGACTCGCCGGTGTCGGCATCGAGGAACGTGAACACGCGGCGACCGTTGACGCGCTTTCGATCGGTGAACGCGTCCGGGACGATCGGCCGGTAGATCGACGGCCGGCCGGCCTCGTCCAGGTCGTCGTGCCACAGGAACGCCTCGCGCCACAGCAGCAGGTGGATGAGCAGCGTTTCCTTCCACTCGAACGGCGTCTGGCCGTCGACGCCGGGGAACGGGTCATCGAACACCGAGGGAGTGACGACGCGGTCATCACCCTGGCGCTCGTAGGTGCGCAGCGGGAGGTCGGCAATCGTGGTGGAGATGACCGACACCGAGCGGATGACCGCCGAGAGGCCGAGGATCGTGTATGGCGAGACGGACTTCAGGCCCATCGCGTCCGTGATGCCGAGCCACGACGCGAACGACTGAGCGGTCGCGATGCTCGGGAGCTCGCTGAACCGCTCGGCGTTCCTGGCTTCGCGACGTTTGGCCTTCTTGCCCATCGCGCGCGATTGTCATTTCGGCGCTAGGTGCCGCGATATTCCCGTTTTTCTGCTATATCGGCTCGCGGCTCATGGCATACGCCTGCATCGACGACTCGGCCCCGAGCCGCCGCCGGGCGCTGTCGAGCTGGCGGGTCACGGTGTGCGGCGACTTGCCGAGCGCGAACGCGGCCGCTTTGACCGAGCCGTAGCGGGCCATCGCATCGAGGGCGCGCTTCTCGGCGGGCGTGACGCGCTTCATGCGGAGCCGACGAAGAGCTTCGGCTTCGGCCGAGACCGGTTCTGCCAGCGATCGACGGCCAGCGCGAGCGCGATGCACGCGTCGATCCGGCCACGGGACTTCGACTTGGCGAGGGTGAAGCCGCGCTCGTTCTGGCGCTGCACGGCTGAGAGCACCTGCGCAGCGAACTTCGGGTCCCCGTCGTGGTGGAGCTCGCCACGCCCGATCCGGTCGTACAGATCGGCGATGATCGGGGTCATGCGCTCGACGGTCTGGGGCACTTCGGCCATCGGCAGGCGGTCGTCCTCGAGCATCTTGGCCGGCACGTCAAAGAAGCGCGCGTCGTAGCTCACGCCGCCGAGCCGGTACGTCCGATCGAGCTCGCGCAGGTAGTCCATGACGTCGGTCACGTCAACGGGCTCCTCGTACGTCGGGATCCACAGCCGAACCCACGCGCCGAGATGCCCGTCGGGCAGCTCCTGGACGATGCACACCGCCGTCGAGTCGCGCTTGAGTCCGACGTCGACGCCGACCCACGTCGGCGCTGCGCGAACCGGGCTGATCCGACGCTCGAGGTTGGCCCACACGCGATCGCCGTTCGGCCCCAGCCACACGTCCAGGTCGCGCGTCGGCCGGTTGCACACGAAGCGCAGCCAGTGATGGCGGGTCATCGTCGGGCTGGCGTGCTTCGCGGCCAGCGTCGCCAGCGTGATGCCCGAGAAGGGGTTGGCCGCCTTCACGACGGTCATGTCGTCGACGTCGGCGCCCTGTGGCACGGCCCACTGGTGGAGCACGAGCCGCTCCGTCGCATAGCGGGTGAACGACCCTGACCGGCGGATGTCGGTCGCCTGTTCGCGGATCCGGGCGAGCGTGTTCTCGAAGTCAGAATCGGGCTCGCCGGACGTCGAGATTGCGGCGATCTGCCCGCCGCGCTTGGCAATCTTGCCGGCCCACGTCCGGTACAGCGACAGGTCGCGCAGCCGATGCGGCTCGTCGATGATGCCGAGGGTCGGGATGATCCCGTCGCCCGTCCGGTCATCCGCGGCGAACACCTGGATGCGCCCGCCGGCGTGGTGGTTGATGCGCCGGTAGCCCTCGAGGCAGGTGAACCGCGGGACCGTCGTCTTGCGCTTGCCCTTGGCCGCCTGGATCGCCGAATGCACCGGCGCGTAGAGCGCCTCCGACCGGAGGACGAACCCCTCGGCCTGGCGGTACAGGATCTCGGCCTGCTCGCGGGACGC